AGAAACAGAAACAGAAATATAAAGATAGTTTAATATTTTTATATAACGCATAATCTTCATAATGGAAAGACCGTCGTGGAACGATTATTTTAAACAAATTGTTCAATGTACATCATCTCGTTCTCCTTGTCATCGCTTAAAAGTTGGTTGTATATTAGTAAAAGACAATCGTATTATTTCACAAGGATATAATGGATTTATTTCAGGACATCCTCACAACTCTGTTATTATGAATGATCATGAAATCGCAACAATTCATGCTGAACAAAATGCAATTATTGATTGTGCAAAACGAGGAGTAAATTGTGAAAATGCAACTGCATATATTACACATTTTCCTTGTATAAATTGTTTAAAGTTTTTAGTTCAAGCGGGTATTAGTAAAATTTATTATATAAATGATTATAAAAATGACGTTGAAATAATTAATAAATTAGGAATAAATATTGAAATAAATAAAATTTAATAAAATTGAAATTTAAAAATTAATTAAGTTATTGTTAATAATATGGCTTTATCGCCAATTTATCCAATAAAAATTGAGTATTTAGAAAAAAATATACAACAAAAGTATTTTATACATTTTGATTCTCCAAAAGAACTGAAAAAATTTATTAAAGAAAATAATTTTGTTGTTGGCCATATATGTTGTGAAGGTAAAGGTGCAAGTTTAATTGGCATTAAATCTTATAATGAACTTAACAATCTTAAAAGAATGTTTTTAAAAAAAAATAGACAAAACACTTGGGATAAATATGAGTATTCATATGAATGTCCCGTATGTCTGGAGTCACTAAAATATAATACACGATATCCTTTGAGCTGTAATCATAATGTTTGTAATAGTTGTATAAATACTATAAAAAATAAACATAATATCAATAATACTTGTCCTATGTGTAGAAAACCATTTTGAATATATTTATTACCATAAAAATTTTTCTGGAATCTTAGGACTTTCAGGATTTTTTGGTGTCTTGGGAGAAAATGATGAGCCACAACCACAAGAATGTGCAATATCTTTATTTTTTATAAATTTAAATTTGCTTTCATACATTGTTTCTTCAAAATCTATTGTAGTTCCAATTAATAAAAACTCAGAAACTGGATCAACTAAAACTTTATACCCATTGTTTTCAATTATTGTTGACTTTATTTTTGGTTCATTAATAAATGAATCAAACTTATTTTTTTCAATTATTTTAAAATCATAACTATATCCATTACACCCCCCTCCAGTTAATGATAAAAAAAAAGCAGGTTTTTTTGTTTGATTTAGAACATTAATAATTTTATTCCACGCTGGTTTTGTTATTTTGATAGAATTATTCATATTTATTCTATTAAATATATATTATTTAATAATAATATTATTTTATATAATATTTATTAGCGATTTATTAGCGACGTGGAGTGATGAGTGGAGTATCTTGAGAAACAATTTTATAATAATGATAAATATGTGGATATATATAATTAAGACATTTAATATTCTTTATTACAACAGATAGATCATCATAAGCATGTGTGCCATTTCCTTCACATCCTGTTTCTGTATCTTTCCAGAAGATTGAATACTTTGTCATATTGAAGATGTTTATAATAACTTGTTATGTTTAAGTTTAAGTTCAATTTTAATTTTATTTTCATTATATATTAAAATTGAAACTGGTTACATACTAAATAAATATGTATTAACGAAAATGATTGAACAATCACAATTAATGAAACATATTGTCTTTTCTTACAATACTTCTCTTGTAAAAGGCAATATAATTAAACGTCCTTCCAAAGTGTGTAAAACTCCGTATGTTGCGGATATAATATATAATGAAACCGAAGAAGCATTGGCACATACTCCGTCATTGGGCTGTTGTGGACTTACAGATAAAGGTGCAAATGTTTATATGATTGAAAAAGAACAAAAGAAAACGTGTCATTTTAGTGTTGAATTGTCTATTTTACCAAATAATAATTTGGTTGGTTGCAATCCAAAAATGTCGGAAAATCTTCTTGAATATACAATTAAAAATAACTTATTTCATCCGCTAACCGATTTAAATTCATATCGCCGTGAAAAGAAAATATTAAATTCTCGGTTTGATTTTTGGGGTTACGATAAAGACAATACCGAGTTTGTATTGGAAGTAAAAACCGTTCCGTTGGCAAAATACGAAGAAGAGCATGATTGTCTTGTTTCCTATTTTCCTGATGGATACAGAAAATCAAAAAAGGTTGTTGTAAGCCCGCGGGCTTTGAAGCATATTCAAGAATTAGAACAATTAAAATTTGAAAAAAAAGACAAAATACGCTGCATACTATGTTTTGTAATTCAACGCAATGATACTAAATACTTTCGCCCGTCTAATGATGATATTATATACAAAGAAGCATTGAAAAAGGCATATGATAATGGAGTTGAAATAATTCCAATATCATTTGAATGGGATCACGAAGGTAATTGTAATTATGTTAACAAAAATATACCAATTTTGTGGACATAATTAATATAATATAGATTTCATTAATCGTATCTCTTTTTCTTGTGTAGCGATAATTTCTTGTGCTAACTTAGTGAAGTTATATAATAATTTTTTTATTTTTTTGTTTTCTGGTTTTTTGTTTTCTGGTTTTTTGTTTTTTTAATTTTTTTCCACCACTTTGAAGACCTGGTTCTTCTGCAGCACCTTGACCACTTAGTTGTTCTTCAGTCATATTTATATCTTCAATCTCAATGACGGGCAATAATACCTCTAATTGTTGTTTCCAATTATCTATTTTTTTAGAAAAAAGATTTTTTTCACCATCATTCATTCTTTTTTTTAAATTATCTGTAGCTGATAATAATAATTTTGCTAATGGAATGGCTTTGATAACAGGAAGGTTATCTATTTTTTCAAAACCATTAACATCAAAGTAATCATCGGTAAAGGTAATCTCTGAAATTGGAAATGGAATGTTTTTATTCTTTAAATAAATTTTAATAGGTGTTTTTTTTGCTTCTTTTAAAAATTTTTCGGAGTTAATGTTAACTCTAAGTTCTTCAGCCATACTAGCATTGCGACTCCACAATTTTTGTTGTTGTTCTTCTAAAGGATCTACAAGACGAAATTCAATAGACTTAATATAATCACGATTATTTAGTGTTTGTTGAAGAAAATTATATACTTCTTGTCTTTTTTCATAATAGTCTTCATTTTCTAGAAAATAAATTTTCATATCTATATCTTCAGTTGTATAATTTCCTTTTGATAATAAAGAAGTTGCATATCCACCAGTTATAATCAATTCCATTTTTAACTCATTTTTTACCTTATTAATTAAACTTCGGGTTATATATTTAATCATTGCATTTTGTCCGTTCAATATCTCTCTAGAAAGTTCTCTGGCAACACGTGAGAAGTTTGGATCAGTCTTTTTTAAATAATCATCTATTTCTTCAATTCTTTCTTCAATTCTTTCTATTATTTTGGGAGCTAAAGGCTTTTTTTTCTTTTTTTTCTTTTTTTTTGTTTTTTTTTTAGCGTTAGTGGCAGCATCAAGAGCAGCGGCTTCACGGGCTGCTTTAGCAGCGACAGCAGCAGCGGCATCGGCTTCACGGGCTGCTTTAGCAGCAACAGCAGCGACAGCAGCAGCGGCATCGGCTTCACGGGCTGCTTTAGCGGCATTATCAGCGGCAGCAGCGGCAACAGCAGCGGCATTATCAGCGACATCATCAGCAGCGGCATCAGCATCAGTAGGCATTTTCTTTTTCTTTTTCTTTTTCTTTTTTTTTGTTTTTTCTTTTTCTTTTTCTTCATTATTTAATTCTGCAAGTAAATTATCCTGAGCTTTTTTTGCTAGTTCATTTAATTCATCAAATGCAGCTTTTTCTTTTTTTTTTTTACAATATTTTAAATATTCTAAAAAATTATTTAAAAGAAATTTCCAGTTACTTATTTCTGAATCATAAGTTCTTGCAATTGTAATATCTCTATCAGTCATTTTATGTATTTGATTTTGGTTTTTTATTTTACCCCATAAATTTATTTTGTCTAAAAGTGGTCCATAAATTTTTTTCATTTTTTCTATATTTTTTTTGTCATCTGATTGTTCAGATTCAAATATTCCATCTGATTTAGATAAATTATCTAAGAGTTCTTCTTCGGACTCTTCTGTAAATTTTTTTATATATTCGGACAGTTCAATTGCTTTCTTATCTAATTCATTCATTTTGTTTTTTATATTTAAAACTTCCAAGAGTTCTGAATTGTTTTTAAAAGGTGGTTGTATTTCGTTTAAACTTTCGTCAAGAGCTTTATACTCTTGTTGATAAAAATCAAATAATTTTGTTTTTTCTAAATAATCTAGAAATTCTTCACTTGTAAAATAATCTAAATGTTTTAATTTAATTTCAATATAATCCAATATATTGTAATCCCACAAATCTTGTCTACTTTCAAATGAAATATTGCATCCATCAACGTTTTCTTTTAATAAACTAAAATTTTCATAAAACTGCATACTTTTTTGAACTCTTTTATGACCACTTGAACCTTCTCCTTCCGTAAATTCACTTTGTGAGGGTATAATATCACGTTCAAAAATAGATTTCATATTTAATCGTTTCAATAAATCTAAACATTTTTGAAATTCTGGAGGTTCTGATTGATTCATATATAATTAAATTTTATAATAATTATTATATAATGTGTTATGCATCTTATCTATATAGAAAATAGAATTAAAATATATTTATCATAACAAGAAGAAATAAAAATTGAAATATATTTTAATTTATGTTATAATACATTTAATCAATCATAATGGAATTTCCAAACGAAATCAAACAATATATTTTGTCTTATTTGCCATATCCGTACAAAAAACCGCTTCATTTAGATGCAATAAATAAAACCCCAATGTTTGCAGATATGACAATTGATCGTGAAATGACGCTTGAATTAGAAACAGAAATTGATGGCGATTTTGATTGTGCTTGGTTAAATTCTTATGTACAATATAAAAAATATAGAAACATGATGCTTACAGGAGAACGTATAGATGAATGGTTTATGACATTAATGGATTAATTAAAAATAATTTAAATATATAAAATGAAAATAAAATACATAAAACAAATACCACAGGAAATTAAATGTAAAATTTTTTATTTTTTGAGACATAATAATGCAAGTATTTTAATTGATGCTTTTTGGAAAAATAAATTAAGCTTAACGCATATATATGTTCCAAGATTATCGAGAAAAATATGGGATGAATTAAGACCATCTAGATTAGAAAGTAATGTTTATGGAGATGGAATGTATATTTTGCGAAAAAAAATTTTAGTCACTGAAAGAATGTTATTATTAACGTAATTTACATTCTCCACTTTGCTATGTAACCAGAACCCATACATTTTTTACATTCTTTTTCACCTTCCCCTGAACAAACAGTACAATTATTATTTGTACCAATTATAATATCTCCCATTGTAAGAAACCCTGTTCCGTGACAACATTCGCACTCAACTACACCTTTCCCCATACATTTATCACATAACTCTCCACAGGTATTTATTTGAGAAACATTGCAGTCATTTATAGATTCATATATTTCAATATTCTTTTGAAGATTGTTTTGCATTTCTTTCATATTTGCCTTTTTATTAAAAGGTTGGTAAGATAAGCATTGATTTGATAAAAATAAAAATAACAAAAAACAACTCTTTTTCATATGTTTAATTTTATAAAAATTTTATTATATTGTTTGATAAAGTTATATTTTGGGGTTTACATAATATAATTTTTTATTATATGGAGTTATTTTACGTTCCCAACAACACATTATACCAAACTGTTCTTTAATTGTAAAAAACCACAATTCTTCATAATATACATATTTTACATTTTCCAAAGATTTTATGTTATTCATATGATTATTAAATAATAATATAAAATCTTTATTCAAAAAAATCTAAATATTTATCATAGTCTATATTACTTTTTGATTTATTCGGTTTCAACGAATCAAATATATATTTTCGCGGACAAGGACAAGAAGAATCAAAAACAATTTCTTCTAAATTAGATAGACATATCATATTATCATATTCATTTAGAATCTCTTTATTTTGAATCTCTTTATTTTGAATATTTTTATTTGAAATATCTTTGTTTTTACTTGCAGTATTACAATCTACTGGTAATAAGTTATTGATAGACTTTTTTGATTTTTCGTTACGTTCAACGATGGTGATAAATGGAAAGTTCATAATCATAAAATTGCTGTAAAACATTTTTACTTAATATAGTAATATATTATTTATATGAAATAACATATATATTATTTTATTAACTAATTCAAGATAAGGCACATTTTAGAAAAATTATAAAAAATATAATTAATCCAACAAATGAAATTGTTTTAGTAATTTCAAAAAATCTCAAAAACAACAAAAATACAATTGAAATATATATATCAATATAGTTTAAGTTTTTATCAAGCAGTTTTAAAGAGTCTGAATACAAATAAAACCCAATTTTTTGATTATCTTCTAAAAACCAATTTTCTATACTAGTTTTATAATTGGTATAAATGTCTTTAGTAATGAACAAGTTATCGTGAATTATTATATTTAAAAAATTGTTATATTGAATGTCTATATGATAATTTAATTTTTTTTTTGATATTTTTTCCATGCTTTTTCTATTTACAATATACGCAGCTGCACTACCCATACCGAAAAAAAATGAATGTAACTTAATAATATCCCATTTAGGATTAGTTAAATTATAATAATTTATGATTTTATTTATTTCAAGATTGTAATCAAAATTTTTGTCTTTTAATAGTAAAATATCATCTTCTAAAATTAATGCATAAGGTGTTGTATTTTTATGATAGATCTCTTCATTTAGTTTAATATGACTCAATCCACAACCAATTATCTTATTAGTTGAAAAAAGTTTACAAAACATATTCGTTTGATTTTTATAGTATTTAGAATCTTTGCATTTATGGCCATCGATTGCATCAAATCTGTTATATTTTAAATTTGTTTTATCTAATACATTTTTCATGTGTTCGTCTCTCTTTTTGTCTTTTTTCAGATTAATGTAATATGTTTCAAATGATTGGATCATATTATATTCATAGAATATAATATGTTATTATTATGACGTAAAAAATGAAATAAAAGACAATTATAAACAATAATTAATAATAAACTATGCTGACCCATTTTTTACAAGTATTCAAAAATGCACAAATTATTTCTAAGCCTTTACCCCCGTTAGGGCGTTGGACAACAAACAACTCACGAGAAAGCACAATTAGATCTATTTTAGCAAATCATGATTGTTGTGGAGATAAATTATGTGGAAATCCGTTACACATTAAAGAGCAAGTTGACAGAGTTTTTGTAAAACAAAATAAAAATACTAATTAGAACATTTTTCTATAATCTTTCATTCCTCCAGAATATTCGTTTACATCCACCATCCCTTTTTTCATAAGTTCCTCCAACAACAACTCAGATGCATTGCATTTATTATGCGCACAATACGTAATAATTGGTATTTCGTGAATGTCTATAAGATTAGATTTTACTGCAGAAAATATTTTAGGATAATGTATTTTGATTAATTCTTCAAGCCATGTAAATAAATCAACCTGACTCATTTGTTTTAATTGTTTAGAAGTCAAATTATAAGTGTTTGGAATATGGTCCTTTCCATAATATTCACAAGGCAATGCATTTATAAAAACATAATTTCCACTTTTAAGCATTTTGATTGATTTGTTCAATTCAAATTTACAAACTACTATCTTCGTATATATTTGAGGCGTCCATTTGTCTTTTTTTTCGTTACTAACAACGAAATGTAAATGTCTATAATAAGATTGAGGTTTAGATTTGTTCGCCGGGGTTGTATAATAAATTTGCGGACATACAAACTTTAGTAAAATTTCTCCGTTTTTATTAACTCCTACAACTCCACTATTTGAAAAATTCCCATAAGCGGTTTTAGCATCATTTATATGTAAATCGTTTCCTTTTTTTTCTTTTGCGACCCAGTATAAAACTTTTTTGCCCGCGTGATGTTTTCCAACATTTAGTTTCATTTTTACGTTATATTTTTCTGGATAACGATTGGTAAAACTAGAACTTTTGTTTATATATTCACGCACGTAATCTTTTTCATCGAGCCATTTAGGAGAAAGAGAATTTTTTGATTTTACAATTTTGTTCATATCAAATTCTAGACAACTGGCACATATTTCACTCATTTATAATTATAAAATATTTTATAATTATATATTATGAATTTTACATATTCAAGTGGTTCAAAACAGAAAAGGGAATTGTTAATGGCGAAAAACAAAAAATTAGAAGAGGAACGTATAAAAAAAGTGCAAGAACAGGCTGAATTAAATAAAAAAAAAAATTCGGAGAAGAAAAATGAGATTTTATTAAAAGAAAAGAAAGCATTAGAAGAAAAAAAAGAATACGAAAAAAAAAAAGCAAAAGAGAAAGCAGAAGAGAAAGCAGAAGAGAAAAAGAAAGAAGCGGAAAAGAAAGCGCAGGAAAAACTGAAGAAAGAACGTGAAGATAAACAAGCAAAAAAAAGGGAACAAAGAAAAGCCCGCAAAGAAGCTGAAGAAAAAAAAAGGAAAGAAGCTGAAGAAAAAAAAAGGAAAGAAGCTGAAGAAAAAAAAAGGAAAGAAGCTGAAGAAAAAAAAAAGGAAGAAGAGGCTAAAAAGGAAGAAGATTCCGAGACTGTCAAAGAATAATTATAATAAAAAATTGATTTGAACGTATCATATGAAGTTATATTTAAAACAAATCAATACTATGAACTTCACAGAACAGCAAAACAATGCGTATTCTTCATTTTTGAATGGTGAAAACATATTTATCACAGGGCCTGGTGGATGTGGTAAATCATATTTTATTCAACAAATATACAAAATGGCAAGACAAGAAGGAAAAAACATTAAGGTGACCTCTCTCACAGGATGTAGTGCCATTTTATTGAATTGTAGAGCAACAACGATACATAAATGGGGATGTCTTGGTATTGGAAAGGGTAACGAACTGTCTATTTATAGGAGGATTATTCAACGTAAACAAACTGCAAATTATCTTGACACTGATATTTTGGTTATAGATGAAATATCAATGTTAAACCAATATTTATTTGAAGTTCTTAATTATTTGTGCAAAAAAATAAGAAAATGTGAACTCCCTTTTGGAGGCATTCAAATTGTTGCATCAGGAGACTTTTATCAGTTACCACCAGTTTGTACTGATAATGATGATAGTATCCATGCAAACTTTTGTTTTCAATCTAGTATTTGGAATGATATATTTGAACTTGAAAACCAGTTTGTGTTTGATGTTAATTTTCGACAAAACGAGGACGAAGAATATTTCAATATGCTTCAAGAAGTACGATGCGGAACACCATCATTTGATACTATTGAACAGTTAGTAATGTGTAGCACAAAAAAATATGACGAAACAGAAGATGATGGAAGCAAGCCAACGTATATATATCCAACAAAAAAGATGGTTGATAAAGTGAACGCGCAAGAATTTAATAATGTAATTCAAGAAGGAGAGACAAAAACAAAAAATACCAGGAATAAATATTCATATGCATCGGGGTTGAAATATGCAGAAAACATTATTTCGGATAAATTTATCAAAGAAAAAGATGTTAAAGCCGAATATGAACATTTGTTGAAAAATGGAATGTTTGAACAGAAATTAGAATTATGCGAACGTTGTCAGGTGATGTGTATTTCAAACATAGATCAAGAAATGGGATTGGTAAATGGAAGCCAAGGTATAATTATAGGGTTCACTACAGAAGATAACAAAAAATACCCAATTGTAAAGTTTGATAACATTGAACAGCCTGTTACTATTCGTGAACATTCTTGGTCTCTTGAGAGTAATGTAAATTATTGTATAACTCAACTACCACTTATTTTGTCGTGGGCGATTACGATTCATAAATCACAGGGTATGAGTATTGACAAAGCAGTTGTGGATATTGGCAGTTCTATATTTCAATATGGTCAAACGTATGTGGCTCTTAGTCGCGTAAAGAGTCTACAAGGACTCTATTTGACAAAGGTTGCGGCACATAAAATCAAAGCACACCCGGAAGTTATAAAATTTTATAAATCACTAGATTCAAAAAAAAATGATTGATATACATTTTATAGAGTATCTTTATGTATATTTGATATAAAAAGTTAATTCATTATTATTATAACTTGATTGATTATGTATTTTTTTTCAAATGAAATAAATATAGAAATTGTAAATTTTTTGTTATTTCCAAATATTTATAATATTTCAACAGAATTAAAAAAAAATACGTTTGATAATATGGTAATGTATCTTATTTTTAAATACAGTGATTTCAAAAAAGTATTAAAAAAAAATAAAATTATTTATGGATTGATAAAAAAATATAATATATATCAGTATGATTATGATATATATTTGGGAAATGATTATAATCAAAGAAATATGTCTTATATTTTTAAAAAATATCATAAAAATCAAACTTCACCATTACTGATTGATGTTTTATTTACTGGATGTAATTTACCATTTGCTCGTTATAGTGCAAATCCAACAAAAGAATATTTTGAAAAAGAAATGTTTGAAGATATTAAAACTATTATAAAATATGTTCCATCTGCAATACATTCTACGTGGGGACAATTGAGATGTAGAACTAAAGTTACTCCTCTTTACGCAGCAATAATAAATGAAAATATTCCAATTTATATTATAAAATATTTATTAGATAATGGTGCTTATAAAAATACAAATATCTGTGTAAATAATAGAAAATGTAATGTATTAGATGATTATTATTTTTGTAATGTTAGTGAAAATGATAGTGTAAATAAAGAATATTCAAAAAAAAGATATTTAGAATTGAAAGAATTATTTTCAATATATCAATAACTATTTTTATAAAAACAATCCATACGAAATGGAGTTAAGTAAAAAATTGAACGAAATATGTTTTATGTTGAAACATCATAAATGGCGACAACTTACAAAACAATTGAAATAAAAAGTAAAGACAAAAAAGAAAATATGTGCGAAGAAGAAATAAAAAAAGAAGAATTTCTTCGTAAAAGGTCTACTGATATATCAGTTTTGTTTAAAAACGCGACCACAAAAAATGATTTTGATTTTATTTTAAGAAAATTCAATATAAAATGTATTAGAAATAATAAAAAATTATCCCCAATTCCATTAAAAAATGAAATTAAATATAAAATAATTAAAATGGCAATTGAAGAACCAGAAGATGTATTTAATTATGATTATTATTCAAAATTGCTTCTTCAAAAAGAGAAAACTATTCCATAAAAAAAATGTCATCTATATAGTTTGACGCATTATTGTGAATATTCATAGCTTCGCGTGCAATATTTCTATTTAATTCTCTTTGTCGGGTAAGATAATTTCTTCGTTGCCCTCTTGGAAGTCGTTGTTCTAATAAAGAAACACTGCTATTTATTTGTCTATATTGATATCTTAACCGTCTCATCATTCTTCTCATACGCCTTGAATCATCATATAATGATGGGTCAATAACATTTTCTTGAGACAAAAAATTATCCCAACTTAAAAAAGATGTGTTGTTGTTCGTAGCTGGTGCTGAAGATGACAATAACGTTTGTTCATTCAAGAATGGAACGCAGCTAGAATCAAGTGGTTTTCTACAATATGGACAAATTGGTGTTTTCAAACAATTTATACATTTTATACATATTTTTTTTGAATCGTTACAACATTTTAATATAATTAATGTGTCATCTGTAAATGCGTCATCGTAACAAATATCGCAAGATAAATTTTCAGATGAAATATCGCTAAAGTGTTCCATATATTTAAATTACCCATTGAAAGTTTTTTATTTCAAAAAAATAATATTTGAAATAAAAATTATTAATGAATTACGAAATCCGTCGGCTAGGAATATTACTTGAAACAATATAAATTGAATTTTCGGTCATTATAATGTAATCGTCCCCAACTTTGTAAATTTTACTAATAGGGCTTGTAAACTCTTCGCTGGAACGAACTAAGAGTTTTTCATCCGTTGTTTTGACTCCAATCATTACAGACGTATTCTCATCACATGAGTCCATCCAATAATCTAACATAATTGGTTTGTCTTCCTGAATACTAAGTTTTGCAGCATTTTTTAATGTAGTTTCACTAGGCAATTTTACTGTATCTTCCTTCTCTATCATATATATTTTAAAACCACTAACTTTCCTTTAAATTGTTTATTTGTTATATTAAATATAAATTGAAAATCCCTTGCGCGCCCGCTTTTTATTCACCCCCTTTTCTTTTTCAATAATTTCTAACTCGCTTTGCTGCTCATAAATATTATTATATTCGTCGTGGAATACTTTCACCAAGAATTGATAAATTGTATTTAATTGCACATCGTCGCATTTTCCAACAATCAAAACGCTTCCTGTTCGGAAAATCATAAACGACACTTCTTTATCACTATTTCCATCATTAATTTTATATTTACATTGAATTCCTGGATAACTACACGAATCCATATTACATTTGATTTTATATTTTACTTTTAAAATATCCAGAAGAGTTTCACGATTTAAATAATAACAACAATTGAAATTTGAGTTAACAAGAACAAGTTCTCGTTTGGTTTTTATTTCACATAAAGGCTCTGAACAATAAGGCTGTATTGTTTCTATGAGAAAATTAGAACATATTTCCAACATTTCATCTTCTTGAATGCCAGGTATTTCTACCTTACCACTATTGAACAATTTTGCATGAAATTCACGATAAACGCCTTTATATATTTTTCTAAAAATGATAACAAAACAATTATAAAACGCACTTTTACTCGGTTTATTTGGTTTTAACAAATCATTTTTACAATATCCTATATCAACTTTCCGAACATCCTTGAACGTAACGCGACCAGACGGATTGTTTACTTGATTCAATATCTTACACTTAACACAGGTTTCGTTTTTTATTTTTTGCTCAAAAGCAATTACTTCATTGGGACACGTAAAATTAAACTTCATTTGTTTTTTAACGATACCCTCTTTTTCTAAATCATAATCAATAATAGGAATTTTCCAAAATAGCAAATTCAAATCAAATGTCTGATTTAAGAAAATAATTTTTGATTTTGTGGAAATTTTAAGTTTGGTGCATTTGGGGGGATCTTTATTACTATTTGGGCGTTCATATTTTTTTTCTTCGTAATTCAAAGAGGGTATGGTAGGATTCATTTCGTTCATAAATTGTTGCCATTGTTCTTCTAATTCCATAATTACTTTAATGAAACAATCTTTTTAAGTTCATCATAAATTCAATTTTTTAATTAATTTTGGAATAAATTTATTAGTAAAATACTCGGAACTACTATTAACAACTAACAATAACTTCATATCAAATATTATATTTTGATCAATTTTTTCTGCATATTTTTGATACAAATTGTTAAAAAAAAAACATAATATTGATTTTATATCTACAGTTCTTGCAATCTTTTCCAAATATTTACTGTTTATTGAAGGATTCAGCAAATTATCAAATGTTTTCGAGTCAAACAAAATATCCTGGTTATTATAATTTTGCAGTTGATTCAATACACTTCGTAGATCATGAGAATGAGATTCTTTTATAAGATTTACTCGCTTTTTGTTAATTTTTAATTTTTCAGCTTTTATACAATCATCAATAAACTTTTCACAAATATTAGACGTTTTGTTAAAACGCAATATTGTAAATGAAGAACGAAGTGATACAATAATACGATTCAAAAAATTGCATATAAGAATAAAAGTTACATTATTTTTACATTTTTCCACAATAATGCTCAGATTGTTTTGAGCCTGTTTTGTCATAGAATCAATTTCGTCAAGTAAAACAAACTTTTTTACATTATTAAATAAATTCTTCTTTTCGGTAAAATTAAATATTTGATTACGAATTACTTCAATTCCTCGTTCATGAGAAGCGTTTAAATGTATATAATTATTTGAACAGTTGTGCTTTTTACAATAATCGTTCATCAGGCATATTATAGTTGTTGTTTTACCAGTTCCTGGAGGCCCATACAACATCAAATTTGAAAAATTATTTTTATTCATCATATTGTTCAGTATTGTTTTGTTCACAGGATTTAAAACTATCTCATTTAATGTACGAGGACGATATTTTTCTATCCACGGTTGTTCGCACATATTATAAACAAACTATCGCACTTAATTAAATAATTAAAACCATTTAAATTATTTTTGTCTAATAATGTAAATGGTTGAAAAAGCAACAGTAAAAAAGGTAAGAGGTCCACGAAAAAAACAAGAAAATAAATGCGAAAAGACAGAAGAAGTTTCTTCTTCGCCTATTATACCTAAAAAACGAGGGCGAAAACCAAAAGGAGGGAAAATAGTAAAAAAAGAAATGAACATAGAAGAAATGCCAGTTAATAATCAAGTTATTATATTACACTTAAAGTGTAAGCAATCAGACCTTAACGATAGTTTATTTACAAAAATCAATTCTGAAATTAACTATGACCCGACTATTGTCAAAGAAGTTGAAGCATATTCAAAAGATGAAACTGATAGTTATTACAAATTAACACCGTGTAAAGACGAAGAAGTAATATATAATGTTATAGATGATTCAAAAAATAAAATCACTACAGAAGTATCTAATACTATTAAAGAACGCGAAATAATTAAAGAAAAACAAAAAATAAAAAAAAATATACACAGTAAATTGAAAGAATTGGAAGTCCTCTTTACAAATAATAACGTGGAAAAAAAATCTGATTGTTTTTGGTGCACCTGCGATTTTACAACCCCTCCTATTTTTATACCATCGTTGTACTATAAAAAAAAATATGAAGTTTATGGATGTTTTTGTAGTCCAGAATGTGCAGCATCCTATTTGTTCAGAGAAAATATTGACAATAATACAAAGTTTGAAAGATACCAATTGTTAAATTACATATATGGGAAAGTATACAATTATGAAAAAGAAATCAAATTTGCTCCTAATCCACATTATACTTTGAATAAATATTACGGAAATTTATCAATACAAGAATACAGACAATTGTTAGAATATGACCGACTTATTCTTGTAATTGATAAACCTGTTTCCAAAATCTTTCCGGAAATACACGAAGACAATAACGATTTTGAGACTGTTTATGATAATAAACTATCTTTAAAAAAGGGTGTAAAACTTGACAAAAAAGAAGTGTTAAATTCCGTTTTTTCGTCCTCAAAGACGGGCTGACTTTTCTTCAAGTGCCTTTATTTTAAAGATATCACTTAATAATTTTGGATTTTTACAAATCTTGTAAGGCTTCCATCTTTTATGATTTTTATCATAAAGACAATATACGTAGATTCCATTTAGATTATTATAGATATTGTCAGATTCTTCTTCATCACTCATTTCTATATTTTCATATTTCTTATACTTTATATTGAGAATACGTTTTAGAAAGTTACTGCTTTGTGGAGTATTTACTAATGCATTTTGATGATGAGTCATTTTACCATCCTTGTTCTTACAAAATAAACTATAGCAATCATTTATATGATCATTACAAGATATCCAAAATACTGCCATAAAATTATTAATATGAATATTGTAATTATTTTCCAGAGAGACAACATTATAGACCGAATAATTTAAATTACTCGCAAATGATAAAACAGATGTTGTGTTGCTTATAACGGGCAATTTTAATTGCATAAACGAAGAATGATATAAATTATTTATATGATTTTCTAAAAGAAATCTTAATTCTTCCATTTGCTCACCTATAATATTTGATTTATAATACTTTCCTTTAAGATATATTAACTTATTTAAAACCAATTCTTGACCTACTTGCGTAACCCAAATCATTGTCCCAATACCAGACGTCAATATCTTATCAAAAGATATATATTTGAAATGACATTTGACTATTTTTGAAGATTGATACTCTAACAAGACAGAATAATAATTTGAATCATGTTTAAGAAACCACAGTATTTGTCTTTTGCCACTTGGAATAAAACATCTTAAATTATTTAGATTGTTTCTGGGTTGTGATTTTTTGTTATAATTCGTTCGATTTATGCAATCATAACAAAATGCATTGGAAGGTAGTTGAGGAATGTTTTTTAATAATTTTGGAAATAAATTAGTATAGTTCATTATTCATATAGATGAAACATCTTTAAGTTCTTGTATGCTTCTTTCTAAATCGTTTATAGTATCTGATATCTCGTTAGGGGCTGGGACTTCTTGAGAATTTTCAACAACATTACTTTCTTTTGGTTCAGAAGACGATTTTTTTTCAAACAAATCAAAAATATCAATATCAAAAAAGTGAAGGACAAAGTGCATAAATATGAAAAAACAAATGAAATAAATTATCATTTTTAATTTTAACATTGGTTATTAGTATTATAATAATTGCAATAAATTTTATTTAATATATGAACCAATATATTTTATTTGTTCAATATTCTCTAAAATAAAATATGATGATTCAAAATGTTCATTATCCAACTCTTTTACAAATGTTATATTATTATCTAGAAAACATTTTCTTACAAACCTATTGACATAATAACAATTATATGGAATGCTGGTCAATATTTTTTGTTTATTTATTTTTAGACTATTTTCTTCAATAAAATATTCATTTTCATCTTCAACCATTTTACGTGTTTTTGGAAAATCTTTTTCACAATCACAGAGAAAAAAATGCTTTTTATATTTTTTATATATTCCTTGCTGTGTATATATATAAGTTTCTACAATTTCTTCAACATTATCTTGGTCTTCTATTGAAATATTTATTTGTGAATTTGTATAGACCTTCATAATAATTAAAATATAATGTTGAAATCCATTTAAATAATAAAAATAAATAATACTCAGATACAATATGTCAAAATACGTATTGATTTGTAAAAATGGAGATGTTGAACAAAAAACCACAAAACGACCAATAGAAAATGAAAAAATATTTAAATTGTGTGCTTACAAAAATTCCAGCGGATTTGAAAGATTGCATTGCTTCCCATTCGATAAACAAGACCTTGAAAATGGTTATGAAGTTTATGGTAAAAAATCAGGTCGCGCAAACAGCGAAAATAAATATGAATTTCCACCACCAATAGATAAAGATTTGTATTTTGGAAATCTATGTGTTATCAAGCGAGAAAATGATGTAATTAATGATTTGACTCTTGATGAATGGAACAGTGTATATGAATCTTTATTTGGCGGATTTGAAGATATTGAAGATTCTGATGAAGAACGTTCAGTGGACAGTGAAGTATATAGTTCAGACGAATATACAAAAGAAGGTTATCACAAAGATTCATTCATTATTGATGATGATGAATTAATAGAAGAAGAATATGAATAAAATTGAAATAAATAGTTATCTTTATAATAGTCAAAGAAAGAAGAAATGAACGCTAATCCGGTTTCAGACCCAGACACATTTCGTAACGGAATTCGTGAACACATTTACAGTAAAATAGGCGATGAAAAAATATCAAATAATATTGAGAAAAGTATTTTCAACTTTTCAATAAGAAAGGCCGGCAAAATGAATGTAATTCGTAAATGGAATAATGAAAGTTTTGTATTAATTTATTTAAATAAATTCAAGATGATATTTCATAATCTGAAAAATAATTTAATAGTAGAAAAGTTAAAACAAAATATCATTGAACCACACCAAATATCATTTATGAATCATTCCGAACTTTTACCTGAAAAATGGAAACAACAAACAGAAGAAAAGAAGTTGCGACTAGAAAACAAATATTTTCCTAAAATTGAAGCTTCTACAGACAATTTCACTTGTGGAAAATGTAAATCAAAAGCATGCACTTATTATCAACTTCAAACTCGCTCTGCGGACGAACCAATGACAACATTTGTTACTTGCACATTTTGTGGAAACCGATGGAAATGTTAAATTAGTTTATTTAATATATAAAATATAAAACTTATTATAAATATAATGAAAGATAATACGTGTTTTCAAGATTGGGAAACAATCACGTTGGAAAAACGAAAACCATCCCACCCTGCTGCAAATAATATTCCTAAACATTCTTCTCAGTCGGATAACAATGATATTGAAAAACCTAAGAAAGTTTCAAATAAATTAAAAATTGCAATTCAACAGGCACGAATGAGTAATAAACTCTCACAAAAACAACTTGCTTCTATGATGTGCTGTCAACCAAGTTTGATTAATCAATATGAAAATGGAAAAGCGATTCCTAACAACTCTTTTATAAGCAAGTTGGAACAAAAACTCAAAACTAAACTACCAAGAATAAAAAAAAAATCATAAAATATTATGAAAAAAATTTATCATATATGTGAATTTTTTTTCCATAAAAGGACAATAATAAAGTCCATGATAAAATAACGTATAACCAATCAAAAAGGAAATATTTTTTGAATCATTTAATAATTTAATAATTATACGATTAAATTATTTTAATATATAATATTTATGTTAGAGTATTTCTAAGTCTCTAAGCCGCCAATGTTCTTTTTCGCCATTTGGTAAAGGCCGAGTAATAATAAATGGAAGTTTTTTCATTCTTAGTTCTTTTTCTGCAATAATATTATTATCAATAATTGTGTTACCTGCTACATTTATATATCTCGGAGCACCTTCATTCAATTGAGAAATCCTGATTCCGAGTATTCTAGCTTTTTCATACTTTGTCAAGATAGGAATAGTAGTGTGATTTTTGTCGACAATTAAATCTTCACCATCTGTTTTATTTCTATTGCGGGTTATTTTTGTTAAACTTACCATTTCTTCATATGTTTTTGAAATTTCTTGTGTATGAGTTTCTTTTATATATTCCATTTTTTTTTCATGATCAACTTTTGATATATATTCTTCTTCGTCTTCACTATCACTATCACTATCACTATCACTATCACT